ATGGGCGTGGCTACAATCAAGATCACGGCAGCGGCAGTTTCAGGCATCATGGAAGGCGCAAGGCCGAACAAGACAACATACTACTTCGACGATGACCTGGCCGGGTTTGGCCTCTACCGGACGACAGGCAACACGGGAACGTATTTCGCCGAATATCGGCCGGTGGCTGGCGGCGCCAAGAAGCGATTGAAGCTCGGCCGCGTCGGTACACTAAAAGCCAGCGAGGCGCGCGAGGCGGCGCGCAGGGCGATTGCGAACGCTGCGCTTGGCAAGGATTTGGTCAAAGAGCGGTCGGACGAACGGGCCAGTTGCACAGTCAAGAAGCTGGTCGAGGACTATATCGCCGGTAAGGAAATGAAGGCGTCAACGCGCGCGTTCTACAAGATCACGCTGGCCAAGCACATCGAGCCGCTGCTTGGCGCCACAAAAGCCTTTGCCCTTACCCGCGTTGACGTCCAGCGTGCCCACTCAGCTATGTCGAAGAAGGCTCGCTACAGTGCAAATCGCGCGATGGCTTTGCTTTCCGCCTCTTATGTTTGGGGCGCCAAGCGCGCCTATGTGCCCGAAGGAACTAATCCCGCTGCGAAGATCGATCGTAACCGTGAGGAATCCCGCGAGCGGTACCTCACCGCGGAGGAAATGGCACGTCTTGGCGACGCCATGCGCGAGGCCGAAACGATTGGCATTCCACACAAGTTGTCCGCCAGCAAGCACGCGCCGAAAGAGAAGAACAGGACCGTCTACGGGCCACACGTGACGGGAGCCATTCGGCTGCTGATGTTGACCGGCTGCCGGTTGCGGGAAATCCTAAACTTGAGGTGGGCCGAATATGACGAAAGGCGCGGCCTTTTGCTACTGCCCGATTCAAAAACAGGGAAGAAAACCGTTGTGCTTTCTGCAGCCGCGCAGGCGGAGCTTGATAGCCTGCCTCGCATTGGCAAATATGTGATCGCCGGTCACTCAGCAGCAACGGAGCATGAGGCACCGCGCGCCGATCTAAAGAAGCCATGGGCTGCTATTGCAGGCAGGGCCAGCTTAGGGGACGTTCACCTTCATGATCTTCGTCATACTTTCGCCAGTGTCGGCGCCGGCGACGGCATGTCGCTGCAGATCATCGGCAAGCTATTAGGCCACGCCGACGCGGCGACGACGCAACGTTACGCGCATGTCGACGTCAACCCGACACGCGCCGCAGCCAACGTGATCGCTGGAAAGATCTCCGATGCGATCGGAGGCAAGTGAATGGCACCACTTCCGAAAGGGTTCAGCCTTCAGGCGATTCCAATTGAATCGGCGCTAAGCGAGGGGCGTATCGAGGACGCCAAAACGCTGTTGATCGATCTCCTGCGCTCAGGCAAGGCGGGCGCAGTAGTGCAACGGCTGGCCGCCGACATGCTCAAGCCGTCGAAGAGACCACGCGGGAGGACACGTGCACTTCCGCGGCATTGGATTGATATCGGCGAGCAGTTCAACGGGCTTCGAAATGACGGCGTCCGGTACGAAGAGGCAATGCGCCGGATGACTGAGAAATTTGGGTATTCAGAGACGCACGTACGCGGCGCAGTCGCGACATACGACCGAGCTAAGGAAGATCAGGACCGCGAATAAATTGAATTTGTTTGCCTAAAGAAGATTGGCGAAACGCCCATCTATCTCCATGCAACACCGTCAACGGAGGTAAACACATGGCAAACCTACGAGTAAGCCAAGCCGCTGATTATGTCGGCCTGTCCAAGTCATTCCTCGACAAAGCGCGATGCTACGGAACCGGGCCGGCCTACGTCAAACTTGGAAACAGCGTCATCTACAGCACGGACGATCTCGACGCATGGGTGGCTGAAAATCGACGCCTGCCTTCAAACGACAACAAACGCGCGAGGGCAGCCGCATGAAGATCGAACTTACCCCCGATGAAGAAGCCGTCGTTGCCAGGATCGAGTTCGATCCCGCCAAAGTTCGCGACCACGAAGCATGGAAACAGAATAGCGAACTGGCTTTCAGTCTGGGACGATCTATCCTCGATCGTGAGGCAGTTCCGGACCATCGGCATCGGTACTTCACAGACGCCGCCTACAACCCGGCCGGTCGCGGAAAATCACGAATGGAGCGCTGGCGCATAAACGGCAACAGCGATGGTGACATTCTGAGGCACAACAACTTCCTGCCGTACCTCCGGTATTTCATTTACGGGCCGAATCTTCCGCTGCACCTAATTGAGGCTTTCAAAACTCGCGTTACGGAGTGCGGCCAGGTCTCGTCAGGAGACATGCCCATGCTGACCAAATATGCGCGTCAGATTTGGCGTGAGTCCGGCAAGATATATGATGCCGATTCGTTCTATCAAATGGCATTGGAGTGCGGCTTGAACAACTTCCGCGCTCCTTCAATCTATCGCGCTATTCGGGAAGCCAGATAACCCCTTCCCGCGCCGCGGCCATCGTCCGGTCGTAACCCATTGCCGCAGTGCCGCGGCGCGGCATCCAACCCTTATCTTGAGCTCATAATTTCAAAGGCATTCCATGTCGATTGAGGACGCACCTCTCGAACTAACGGAGCAGCAGGCCGAATTCCTGCTCGGTTTCTACTACAAGACGGAACGGCTGGTTCAGTCCAGCGCCGCCATAGCTATCGTCACTGCGATCGCGCGCGAGACCGTTCTAGGCGGTGCTTGCCGTATCTCTCACAAGGAGTTCGGTCGCAGAACTGGGGCATGTCGCCGCTCCATTGATACGGCGATCAAGACGGCGAAGCGTGCCGGACTGATCGACCGCATCGGCACCACAGACGGCGGTGTTGCCATCTACCGCGCCTGTCTCGATTCGGAGCGCGCGGCGCATGGCCTGGCATAGGGTTCTGGCAAAGGACAAACTAGCTTTCCGCGAAGACCTGCAATCGGACCCGACCCTGACGGATCTCCAGAAGCGCATGATCTCGACCATTGCGACGCATTGGGACAACGAGCGTATGGCGGCTGAGTGCAGCGAGTCCTTCATAGCTAAGGGTGCAGGCACGACGGCTAAGATGGTCAAGCGCTATAAGGCGTCTCTGGTCGACAGCGGCCGCGTATCGATAAAGCGCGCCGCAACCTACACCGAATCCACGTTGTGGGATGTGAACTGGCGGTTCCGCGGGAGCGCGTGGGTGCGAATCAATAACGACGGCCAGCCGATGCGCAGCTGTGGGGTGGTCCCCAATGATGCGCAAGGGGTGGTCCCCGTAGATGCGCAGGGGTGGTCCCCAACAAGCACAGGGGGTGGTCCCCAAGCGGGGACCCAATTCCCTTCTCAAAAGAAGGATATAAGCGCCCCTGTGGAGCGGCCTCTTTGGGGAGGCCGCAGGGGAGCGCGGGAAAACGAAAACCCGAACAAGGTCGAGCCGGGATTTGCCAGATGGAAGATCATCCACGCCGAATATACCGGCCAGGACGAAGATACATTCGTTGCCCATATGCGTAGCGGTAAAAACCGCAAGTTCGTTCTGCGGTCTGACATCGACTCCGACGACTATGCCTCGATCAACGCCGCACTAGACGTCGACGGCGATGCGGACAATGTCATCGGCTCCATGGTGCAGATGTCGACCAACCGCAGCGGCCCGAAGACATTCATGCGTGCCGCACCGCTGCCGTGGTCTGACGTCACCATTTTGGAAGGCGAAGAGCGCGAGGACGGCGGGGCGAATATTCGCATCCGCTTCAACGATGGAGACGGTGGCGAGGCCACGCTCAAACTCGCGGCCGACAACGCCGCCACTATGATCGCGGAATGTGGCGGCGAGACCGAGGCCATCGGCGCCAGGATCATGTATCGATTGCACCCAAACGACAAGATTGAGTTTCGGCGAATTTCTTCAGGTTGATGTTTAATACGGGAGATCTCGCAACCCTATAAAGGTGTGGGGTCATTTGTCGACTCCACACCATTCCTCTATGCCGCTTCCCGCGTTCCCCATAAAAAGATTGCCGCTTACGGTAAGATCGTGGCGAGTTGTAGCGTATGTATATGAGAGGGTAGGGAAAGCGACCAGTTCGCAACCCTATCAATATGAAGGCGAAGAAAAGTGGCAGCCTAAAAAATAGTGGCGAGTTGTAGCGTATGTATATGAGAGGGTGATTGTTTGCGAACATCGCCGCTTTTCGCGATCTCGCAACCCTATCAATGAGACGCCGCTTCGGTGATCTCCACGCGCCGCCCTTGAGGCGGTTTCTTTTTACCCAAACAAAAAACTTGCGAGTGAAACTCAATGGACGCCTGGAGCTTGCGTGCTTTTACGCGCGCCGAGGCCGCAGCGCTATGCGGCCAAAACGTTAAATCGATCGATCTTCTTATCCACCGCGCAAAGACGGCGTCGGCGCTGTTTTGCGAAAAGCGCGGCAGCCGACGGATGTTCTCGCTGCAAGACATTTGCGTGTTGCGAGTGGCCTTCGAGCTCGAGCGCGCCGGCCGAACATGGCTGACAGCCTTGGGCGCCGCCTTCGACAATTTGCAGATCCCGCCAGACCCCGACGCGCTCCTGATTGCGCCTGCCGTTATTAAGCGCGGATGCGGCTTGCCGTTCATCAGTTTCGTGGCGCCAAGCGCTTTCGATCGATCCATCATCGTCGTGCCGATCGGCCTGATCTGCCAGCAAATCCTCGAGGAAGCACAGTATGTGGCCGTTTAAACCTACCCAGCCGCCCGTCGAGACCAAGAGCCTCGCCGAACCGGACGAGGAACTCCTCGCGCTGCTCGGCGCGGCAGTCGCTGGCGTGGCCGCCGTACCGGCGAGCGTGGCGTTGACTGTGCCTGGCGTGCGCAACGCTGTGTCCGTGATTGCGGAAAGCGCGGCCACGATGTCGCTGACCGTCAAGCGCCGTGTCGGCGACGAGGAAACCGACGTTGCGGACTTCCCCGCGCTGAAGCTTCTAACCGGCCAAGCCAATAGTTGGACGTCGGGTTATGAACTGACCCGCGATCTCGTCGCGCAAGCGTTGACGCAAGACAAGGGCGGCCTGGCCTGGGTCAATCGGCCAAGCGGTCGACCAGCCGAGATCATCCGGTATGAATCCAGCGTCATCGACGTGCATTATGACGCCGTTACCGGCGAGCCGACATACCGGCTAAGCGGCAAGGTCGTACCGACATCGGACATCATCCATGTCCGCGGCGCGTTCTCGAAATGCCCACTCACCCAGTGCGCCGAAGCCATCGGCGTTGCGAAGGCAATGGAAGCTTACGCGGCCAAGCTCTGGACAGCCGGATCTAAACCAAGCGGCGTGATCCAGTTTCCGAATAAGCTTGGCGACGAAGCGCTCAAGAAAATGAAGGCCGGATGGCAGGCTGCGCACTCTGGAAGCGCCAACGCCGGATCCACTGCTATCCTGTGGGAAGGCGCGACATGGCAGCAGATCACGCTGAACAGCACTGACGCGCAGTATCTGGAAAACAGGCAGTTCCAACTGGCTGAGATCGCCAGGGCATTCAATATTCCGCAGCATATGATAGGCAAACTCGACCGCGCAACGTGGTCGACGTCTGAGCAGGCCGCGAAGGAATATCTGACATTTACTTTGCTGCCATGGCTCCGCGCTCTGGAATCGGCCTTCAACCGCGCACTACTCAGTGACGAAGAGCGTGGCGAGTATCGGTTCTGCTTCGATCTGGACGACTTTACCCAGGCCGACATTACAGCCCGCGCTACAGCGATCAGCACGCTTATCACAGCCAAGGTGCTGAACTCGAATGAGGCCCGCGACTGGCTCGGCTTGCCGCCACGCACGGGTGGCGACGTCTACGAAAATCCGAACACCGGCGCAAAGCCGGCCAACGACAACAAACCTGCAAAGGCCGCCGCTGCATGAGCGATCTGACCCACATCGATGAATTCTTCGGCGACAGCGTGAAGCGGTTCGACCTTCACGCCAACGGCTTCGATCAACTGATCGAGTTGAACGAAAAACTGGGCGAAGGCCCGCTGGTCACTTTCCGTCGGATCTATTCTGGACAGTGGCGCGTCCAAGACATCCGAGAGGTGTTGCGCCTTGGCCTGATCGGTGGCGGTACGACGCCGGCTGAAGCTCATAAGCTAATGACCAGGTATTTCGAGCGCTCGCCGCTTGGGGAGCACGCCGCGCTAGCGTTGGCAGTCATGTCCGCCGCGATCGTCGGCCGCAAGTCGGAAGAAGATCCAGCGCCCACCGCCATCGAAGCCGCTGTCGTGGTGACGGGAGGGGACGCCTGATGGATATGGAAAAGCTTGTCCTAGAGACGAAATTCACCGGCGATCCTACCGGGGCAATCGAGGGCATCGCATGGGACTTTTCCAGTCCTGATCGTGTCGGCGATATGATCGAACCAACGGCCTTCGTTGGCCTGACTGGAAAGTCAATTCCCGCTCTCTTCGCGCATGACCAGTCACAGGTGGTCGGCGTATTTGACAGCATCACGGTGGAGGCGGACGGCCTTCATGTGAAGGGCAAACTGCTCATCGATACCGTTGAGCGTGCCCGTGAAGTCCGAAGCATGATCCAGGCGAATGCGGTTCGCGGTCTGAGCATCGGATTTCTAACTCGGAAGGCCGCACCTCGACGGGGCGGTGGCCGAACCATCCAGAGCCTTGAACTTCTGGAAATTAGCATTGTGGCGGTTCCGGCCAATCCGAACGCCCGCATTACCTCACAAAAGGATTTTCCCTTGACCACTGAAAACACCAATCCGACCGCCGAGCTCGAGACTAAACTGGCCGCGGCTGAGACCAAGATTACGGCTGCCGAGACCAAGGCCGCTGAAGCCGTTGCTGCTCTGAAGGCTCGCCTTGACGGCATGGAAACCAAGTTCAATCGTCCGGCCATTATCAAGGGCGCCAACGACAATGAACCTACTGCCGAGCGCAAGGCGTTCAAGTCGTTCTTGAAGTACGGCCCGGAGCGCATGCCCGGCGAGGAAACCAAATCGCTTGTCGTCTCTGATGACACGCGCGGCGGCTATCTCGCACCGGCTGAATTTCAGGCCGAAGTGATCAAGAACATCGTGCAGTTTAGCCCGGTTCGCCAGGCGGCTCGCGTTGGCGCTACCGCGTCGGCTTCGGTGATCCTGCCGAAGCGCACGGGCACGCCGACCGCCTCTTGGGTTGGTGAGACTGAAACTCGCCAGTCTACCGAAGGCGCGTACGGCCAGATCGAAATTCCGGTAAACGAGGCGGCCTGCTACGTCGACGTGTCGTTGCAGCTGCTCGAGGACGCCGCGATCAACGTCGAAACGGAGGTCGCCATGGATCTGGCCGAGGAGTTCGGTCGGCTCGAGGCTGTAGCCTTTGTGAACGGCGATGGCTTCAAGAAGCCGACCGGGTTCATGACCGATGCCGGCATTCCGTTTACGGTCTCCGGTTCGGCCGCGACGATCGCAGACGCTGACGGCACGGCGGATGGCCTGATCAACCTGATGTACGCGCTGAAGCCGGCTTATCGGGCGAATGGCGTGTGGATGGCCAACGGCACCACGATCGCCTATCTGCGGAAGCTGAAGGACACGACCAAGCAGTATATCTGGCAGCAGGGCGTACAGGCTGGCGAGCCATCGACGCTGCTGGGCCGACCGCTGGTCGAGGCTCCGGATATGCCTGACGTCGCTGCCGGTACGTTCCCGATCATCTTCGGCGACTTTACGCGCTACCGCATCTACGACCGCGTTGCGATGTCGATCCTGCGTGATCCTTACAGCCAGGCAACGAGCGGCAAGGTTCGCTTCCACGCGCGCCGTCGCGTTGGTGCTGCGAACACGCAGGCCGAAGCTTTCCGTAAGCTCAAGGTCTCTGTCTAAGCATTTCAGGGCGGTCCTTAGTGGCCGCCCGTTCTCCTTCCATTCTCATAATTAGGAATTACTAATGCGCGATCTCGCAAACAGTATCGGCGCGGTACAGGCCGTTGCTCCGGCCGTTCTTACCGCAACGAATACCTCGGCGGCCATTGACCTTCTGGGCTTCAACGGCGCGGCTGTCATCATCAACACTGGCGCTATCGCCGGCTCCGGCAATTTCACGCCCAAGCTGCAAGAATCCGACGACGGCACCAACTTCACGGACGTTGCAGCCGCCGACCTGGTTGGCGCCTTCCCGGCTGCGCTTGTCGCGGCCAGCGTTGTGAAGGTCGGCTATATCGGCAATCGTCGCTATGTCCGAACCGTGCTCACGCTCAATAGCGGCACGTCGATCGCTGCCAGTGCCACGATCATCAAGGGCCGCGCGGCAAGCCGTCCGGTCGCTTAACCAATCCCGGCGCGGGGCATTCTGAGGGTACCGCCATGCTAGCCGTGGCTTACGGGTCTGCTCAATAACGATATCACGGATGCGGCGCGCCACAGTTCAAAAACCGCACAATCTGTGAAGGTCCAGATACCAGCCGCTCACCCTCCTTTATCTCCGAGCGGCCAAGGGTCAACTGCGGGTGGCATGCTTTGCGCTGCCATCCGCTTTCATTTCAGGAGAGCGCATGCCTAACCGTATCACAGCTTGCGGCTGCTCTGTGCCCAAGGGCACGAAGTGCGTACACGAGCAGGCCAGCGCCAAGCGGCGCCAGGCATCGAACGATGCCGAACGCGGCACGCCTGCACAGCGCGGATATGATGCCGACTGGTCGAAGATCCGCTTCCGCTTTCTGCATCACCATCCAACTTGCTGTGTGTGTGGTGCCAAGGCAACGCACGTCGACCACATCAAAAGCATACGCGAAGCGCCTGAGTTGCGGTTAGTCGAGTCGAACCTGCGCGCCATGTGCTTGCCATGCCACTCACGCCGCACGGCGAAGGATCAGTCGCAAGCATGGGGCAAGCCGAAAGCCGCATAGGCGCTCAGCGCCTCAAAGAAGGCCGCACAAGGGCTTGCGTGATTTCCGGCACCTGACACCAGATGTAGCGCCGAACGCGTCCACGGGGGCCGGGTCAGCGACTTTGGGCCATTCCTGCCCTACCACCCGCGCCCCAAAACTCGCAATAAACCAGCCGTAGTTTTTCAGATAGGAAAAAAAGCCCATGGCCATCGTCACCTTGGACGAGCAGAAGCAATTTCTTGGCGTCACGCTCGATAGTGATGACGGCCTGATTTCTTCTCTTATCGATGCCGCCCAATCACATCTAGAGCAACTGCTAGGCTTTGTTATCTCGGAAGAATATGCAAGCCCGCTGGTAGTTCCAGATGACCTTGTTGGCGCCGTGAAGATGCTTGCCGCGCACTGGTTTGAGAACCGGGAAGCCGCAGTGGTCGGCGTGTCGGCTCAAGAAATCCCGTTCGGCGTGTGGGACATCGTCAAAGAACGCCGGAGCTACAGCTTCTAAGATGGCAAATGATGACCTGGCGAGCCTGCTAAAGGCGTTCGACGCCATCCCGAGAGAGGCGCGCAAGGCCATTCCTGCAGCCATTAACAGGGGTGCCGACGAGCTTCTAGCGCGCATGCAATACCTGGCGCCCGACGACACTGGCGAGCTTAAGCGGTCGATCAAAAAGACCGAGCTCAACGAACTGGCGGTGCGCGTAGGCAGCGACGATCCCAATGCGCAGTACCAGGAGTACGGCGTGCTCCACCACGGCGACACCAACCGCTCTGCGAACAGTCAGCCATGGTTTTGGCCGTCCGTGAACACGCTGAAAAAGCGTGTCCGCAGCCGCGTCGATCGCGCCATTAGCAAGGCCGTTAAGGAGGCGTTCAAATGAGTGAGGCAAGCCTCGCTGCGCAGAAGTTTCTGCGCGCACTTTTCATCGGCAGGGCCGCGCTAACCGCGCTCGTGCCGGCCGATAATATCTTCGACCGCAACAGCCGGCCGGAAATCTTTCCGTGCGTCAACCTCGGCGAGGGCCAATTCGTGGCCGATGACGCCGGCTGCATCCAAGCTGGCGACGTCTATGCGACGCTGCATGTATGGACCGCCGAGAACGGCTTCGCCGCGTGCAAAAACATCGTGGGCGAGATCCGCCGAGCGGTGCGGGAAGCGGATGATGTGGTCGACGGCTTCGCCCTGGCCGCGACTTTTCAAGATGCGATCTATCTCCGTGATCCAGACGGCGTGCACAGCCATGGGGTCGTAACGATTCGGCTGCTGGCCGAAGACACATTGGCAGGAGTCGTCTGATGCGCGCCGGCAAGCTCGATAGGGAAATCACCATCGAAGGCGTGACAACCGCGATCGATGAATACGGCAATACGGTTGATGCGTGGATGCCACGAGCGACGATGCGCGCACAGCTTGTGACCGCGAGCGCGGAAGAATTCCAGCGAGCCTACGGCGCCAGCGGCGAGACGGCAATCGTCTTTAGAACGCGTTGGCTGGACAGCGTGACCGTCGCCGATCGCGTCACCTATGAAGGCGCGCACCATAACATTGTCGAAACAAAAGAGATCGGCAGGCGCCGCGGCCTCGAGATCAGGACAAAGAGGATAGGCGCATGAGCCGCACCGCAATCGTTACCGCGCTCGACGGCGCATTGTCTAAGGCTCCGTCGCCGCCGCCATGGCTTCCAAAGCACGGCAAGGCCGAATGGAAGCGCGTTCTCCCGGTCCTCGTGGAAGCCCGAAAGATCGGCGCCCATGAGTTGCAGACGGTCGAAGCCTATTGCGTTGCCGTCGCCAGGATCCGGGAAGCCGAGGAGATCGTGCAGCGTGAGGGTCTGACCTTCATGTCGCAGTCCGGTCCCAAGCGCCACCCGGCAGGAACAATCTTGAAAGATGCCATGGAATCCGCGCGCCGCTTGGCAGATGCGCTTGGCCTGACGCCGGCCGCCCGGGCAAAGAATAAGGGAGGCGCCCGTGGCAATGACGACACTGACGACCTCAGTTCAATCTAACGACTGGATTTTTGATGACAGCGACATCCCGGATCCGCACAGCAAAGGCGAAGCGGCCGTCCGCTTCATCCGAGCACTGCGCCATCCAAAATCGCATCTTCCGAAAAATGCTTTCCAGCTGGACCGATGGCAAGAGCGCATCATTCGACGCGTCTACGGTGACACCAAGCCGGACGGCACGCGCCGCATAAAAACAGTCTTTGCGCTAATCCCGCGCGGCAACCGCAAAACCACGCTAGGCGCGGCGCTGTGCATGCTTCACCTTGGGCCGGAGCGAATCCCGCGTAGCCAAGTCGTATCGTCGGCTGTCGACCGCGACCAGGCGCGTATCGCGCTCGAGGAAATGACCGGCATCATCAAGGCGCATCCGCGAATTGAAGAAGCCTTTCAGATCCAAGATACCAAGAACCGCATTACGCACCGCAAGAGCGGCGCCTTCTATCGAGCTATGTCGGCTGACGCTGCCACGGCGCATGGACGCACGCCGGTCTTTGCCTTGGTCGACGAGCTTCACGCATGGAAGAAGCGCGACCTCTGGGACGCCATCAAGACCGGTCTGGTTAAGACGCCAGGGTCGCTGCTTGTGGTCACCACGACGGCCGGCATCGGGCGCGAAAATGTCGCCTACGACATGTACAGCTATGCGCGGCAAGTTGCGTCTGGCGCGATCGTAGACGAAGCGTTTTTGCCGATCCTGTTCGAGGCGGACAAGGACGAAGACTGGCGCGACGAAGCGGTCTGGCACCGGGTAAACCCGGGTCTGTCATGCGTGCCGCCATATCCCGATATCGACGGCATGCGCCAGATGGTGCGGGAAGCCGAACACCGGCCAGCCGATCGCGCCATGTTCCAGCAACTGCACCTCAACATTTGGCAGGACGGCGCAGCAGAGCCTGCATGGGATATGGCCATCTGGGACGAGAACTGTTCAAAGCTTGATCTGTCGGCTCTGGAAGGCCGACAGGCGTGGATTGGGGTCGATCTCAGCAAGCGTATCGATCTGAGCGCCTGCGCGATTGCAATACCGCTGGACGATGGCCGCATAGCACTCCACGTTCAGTCCTTCACGCCTGAACGAGACATCAGGCGGCGTGCCGACGAGACAGGCGCGCCGTACGGGCTATGGCGCGACCAGGGTTATCTGACCGCCTGCGAAGGCGACACGATCAACATCAAGCAGATTGAGGAATACATTCTCGACCTGGCTGGCCGCTTCCAGATTCAGGAAGTGGCGTTCGACCGCTGGCATGCGCAGGACGTTATGGCTTCGTTAGAGGGTGCTGGCCTTCCCGTTGCCGAGTTCCCGCAAAACATAGCTACATTCGCCAAGCCGGTAATCGACTTCGAAACTCTGATGTTCGAGCGCAAGCTTATCCACGGCGGCAACCCGCTTCTGCGATGGGCTGTGGCGAATGTGGTCCTGTACACCGACGCCTCCGGCAATAGGCGACCGCTCAAAGAAAAGTCGGTCGACAAGATTGACCCGGCGGTAGCGGCAATCACCGCGATCGGCCGTGCCGTAGCCGGCGCCAGCAGTCTCAGCATGTACGAAACGGCGTCCGAGGACGCCTTCTTTTTCTAAAAGGAGGCCGCGTGGCCAACGACCAATCAAAGACGCTCGCCGTCGACGTCATCGCCCGGGTGGACAAGCTTGAGAAGGCGATGGAGAAAGCGAAAAAGGTCGTAAACGACCGGTTTAACGACATCGAAAACCGCGGCAAGAAACTGACGGAGCGACTAAACGCTTCGTTTGCCGGCATCGGTAGCGGGATCAAGGGTAACTATCTCGATTTTTTCAAGGGAATTGGCGCGGGTGCTATCGCTGCACTGGGGCCTATTGCGCTGGTGGAACAGGCGCTGAAGGCGATCGACAACGCGTCACACTTGGTAGACACGGCCGACCGCATTGGTTTGACAACCACGGCGTTGCAGCAGTTGTCGTTCGGCTTCTCGCAGGCCGGCGTCGAGGCCTCTGAATTTGAATCCGCAATGGATAAATTCTCGAAGAATATCGGCGAAGCCGCGACAAGCGGCGGCCACCTGGCTGAAATCCTGAAGGCCAACGGAATCGCGATCCGCGACCAGAACGGCCATATCAAAACGTCCGAGCAATTGCTCGCTGACTATGCGGACTTGATCAAGAACGCGGCGTCCGAGCAAGAAAAAATGCTCTTGGTCACCGAGGCTTTCGGCAAGGGTGGCGCTGCCATGCTGGTCGGTCTCAACGATGGCGCGCAGGGCATCGTCAACATGAAAAAGGCCGCCGACGACGCTGGCGGTGCCATAGATGAGCAATTGCTGCGGCGGGCCGAGGAGATGGGCGACCGTTGGGACGCCGCATGGCACCGCTTCGCGGTCAGTTCGCAGTCGGCAATCCTCACCGCCATCGAGGGCATGGATGGCCTCAATAAAATATTTTTGGAACACGAACAGCGGAAAAACGCAGCGCTTGGCGGCGCTCTTGTCGGGTCGCTCGTTGGTAAGCCCGGAGACGTGCTTACGGGTTTGGGCAAAGGTGACAAGCCCGGAGCGGTAGACGTTCGCATTGCGCAGGCATTCGGCGGCGAGGTTACCAAGGCGGATGACGCATTGGTTGCACAACTGAAGGCCCGTTACGGCGATGCCAGCCGCAAGGCCACGATCATTCCGCCTAGCGGAGGCGGCGGCGCGAAAAGCTCCGGATCCAAGTTTACGCCTAAAACCGCCAACGATCGATTTGCGGAGGATCTCCAGACGGTCCGAGATCACACTGCGGCGCTGAACGAAGAAATCGCAACGCTCGGTCTGTCATTCGAGGCGCAGACCAAACGCAGGGTTGCACTCGATCTCGAGCAAACCGCGCTCAAGCAGGTTCGCGAGGAAGCTCGCAAAAAGGGCGATGCCGACTGGCAGAACGTGCAGCTTTCGCCTGCCCAGGTCGCCGCTATTAATTCGGTCTCGGATGCCTATGCAAAGCAGGCTGAGGAGTTGCGCAAGGCGCAGGGAATGCAAGCCCTGCAGCGCGATGTGCTGAAGGGTGTCTTTGATGATCTCCGCGGCGCGTTGGACGACGGTAAGTTGGACTGGCAGGACTTTGCCAACATCGCTGAGAGCGCACTCGACAAGATCATCGACAAGATCGAGAACGATCTGATCGATTCCATCATGCAGGCCAGCAACGCCGGCGGCGGTGGTGGTATCCTTGGTAGCATCTTGGGCATGTTTACCGGTGGCGGCGGGTCATCTTTCAATCCGACGCCGGGCGGATTCGCCCAGATGCTTGGCATTCCCGGCTATGCGAACGGCACGGATAACCACCCAGGCGGTTTTGCGATCGTTGGCGAGCGCGGGCCTGAGCTTCTGAACCTGCCCCGCGGTTCGCAGGTGATACCGCGCGTGCCCTCGATACAGGCCGTAGGCGGCGGCCGCGACCAGGCGGTAAGCGTCAGCTTCAATCCGACGATCAACATGCCGAACGCCCAAAAGGGCGCAGGCGATGAGGTTACGGCAGCGCTGAAAGCGTACCAAAAAGACTTCACCATGAACGTCGTCAAAGCGCTGCGGGAAGCCAAGCAGAGGGGAATGACTTAATGGCTATCTACCACGATGGCACCGTTGCGGTGCAGAAACACTCCGTAGCCGTGACAGGAACGGGACTCTGTGGTCCCACTTGCCGGGAGGCTTGTTCACGTATCGCGGCCTAGCGGTTCCTATCGCAAGCATTGAAAGTGATGCCTCGTTGCCTCTCAGAGTCGAGCGGTGCAGATCGCCTATGAATACAGCGGATCCTTCGTTCGCACTGAGCCAATGATGGCGGCTGGTTTTGCGGCGCTGGGACTTGGCGAAGCTGAGGTGGACGCCTTCTTTGTGGCTGCGGCCGAGATTTAAAGCCTTGTCGCCGCCGGTAGGCCGACCTATTCTACCTGCGGCATGCCGGATCGGGCGTGCTGGTTTTGGAAAGCCGGAACTTGACGCCTTGAGTTCGGAGCGCGTCCTGGCGTAGTCGCTGAGGCGCGCTTTTTACGTCCGCAGTTTCTTTTTGCGGGTCAGTTCCATCAGATGCATGGACGTTTGATAATCGGAATGGCTCTGCCATCTTGTGCCCCGCCGCGGCTCGGCCGGAGCGGCCCGCATCGTGTCTAAGATGGCCTCTATATCGCGTTCGGTGAACAGCAGTTTCCTACCGGTCACCATGCACAAGCCATGCCGTCGCGCTATTTTCGCAACGCCGCGGTTGGTTAGCCGAAGGCGTTCCGCAGCTTCTGTTAGCGTGTAGACTTTGTCATCCATGCCGCGATGGAATACATGGCTCTTCTAGGGAGTCAAGCCATTGATCTCATTACCAAATACCAATTTGGTAAGGCCACAAAACGGGTAAGCAACTCAAGCCGCAGCTAATACGGCGCATCTAGTGCATCCTGCGATTTCCTTCGTTCCCGTACCAGGTATCCATGGGCGATTTGGGATCGATATGCCGGCCGATCGATTTCAAATACGCGACGATCTCAAGCAGCAAAAAATCACGATCTCCGAACTCTTCCTCGATCCTCTCCAGCTCCTCCTCTGCCGCGTCCTGCTCCTCGAATTCGCCGAGGACGTACATGTCATCCCCAATGGCGCAGATATCGCAACCGGCCCTAATTACGCGATCGACAAAAGCAGGGATCTCGCTGGCCTTCATCAGCCGTTGCGTGCGCGCCATTTGTAAATCCTCCTTGCTGGCGTTTGGCTGGAAACTGCCAGAGCTCCGCGCTCCATGGCAACCTGTGGAGTTGCACAGGTTGTCTGGCCTGATCTAGCGCAGCTTGACGCCCGTGCCGTTAATGAACTCGACGCCGGCCGCCTCGAGCGCCGCGCGAATGGCCGCAATTGTACGAGGCTTAAGCTCCTCGCCTTTCTCAAACCGGGTTATTGTGTTTGTCGACACATCGGCCAATCTCGACACCTCTCTGACCCCAAGCAGGAGTGCGGCCCTGGCCATTCTGCATTGTGCTGGCGACATAATCGCTTCTCCGTAGCGAAAACGCCTTGACGTGGCGATTTCCAGTTGTATTGTTTACATAGTAGCGAAAACGCCACTATGAATCAACGAGGAGCCTAGAATGAATGCGATGACAGTTAATGTGGAAGCGGTGAGCGTGCCACACTTTGCCCTTCGCCAGTGTGTAACGGACGGCGAGTGGCTTGGGCACATCCTGGCTGGCCCGTGCGGTCGAGGCCTCTACGTTGTGGAGCGCATCTATGATGACGAAGCAGCATTTGTCATCGTCCACGGCAGCCGGCTCGTTCCTGCGGCGCTTGCCGCCGACGAGGAGTACCTGGCCGGCGAGATTTTGCTGGCCGCCTGA